AGTCGTCTGTAAGGTTAGAATTAATATCTCCAGCAAGAGAATTATTTTTAAGGTATTCGTATTCGTTAGAGCTCATATTTTTAATTTTTACTTAAAAGGTAGGTTTACTAGGTGTGAGTTTATTTTTTCAAAGGTATAGCCCGCATAAACAATTGTTGTTCTAATAGTCGCGCTTGAAGATCTTTCATTAATACTTCAACGGTTACTTTGTCCGCCTCCGCGCTCTTAAATAAATTGTGTTGTACTTTTGGATCAAGAACATTAAATATTTTAGTGTAGTCTTCCCGACTAGCGCTAATAGCGTCATCATAAGAATCAAATAGTGGATTAAATTTTGGGTGAATGTATTGTTTAGAAGACATTGGTACTTTCTCACCATCGATAACAAACGTACGACTCTTAATTTCATCTATTGTAATACCACGTCTTACAAGGACTCCATCTTCATATTGTCCGCCATACTTTCTAAAGTCCTTTCCATGGTTTCTCCAATTAGAATTTCTTCCTACACGTTCATAAAATAATCTACCGGCGTTGTTTAATTCACCTATAAACTCGTTTAAATCAGTAGTGTAATCTTCTATAGCTTCTGCGTAAGCTTCAGTGTTAATATCTTCAGGATTGTTAGCATAAGCGTCCATAGCTGTCTTAATCAATTGTGTTCGTGTATCAGGATCTGAGTCACCCCAGTTAGGGTCTAACGACATTTTATCTAAGGTTGACCTTGAGAAAAAGCTTTGACCCACCATCCGAGTGTCCTTAGCACCTTCTTCAATTTCTCTTAATAATTCTTGGTGACGTTCTATTATAGCCTTATCACCTATACTACCGGTACCGGCGTTTAATCTAGCTAGAGCTCCTGTTACTGAATCATTATCATCAGTAGTATCTTCAGTATCTGCTTTAACAACAGTAGCTTCTTTTTCTTTTTGGGCTTCTTGCCATTTTGATATTGCGTTATTTAAACGGTTTGTAACCTTATCAATGTCCTCAAATTGAGGTACACCTTCGGAGTCTACAAACGACTGTAAAACATCATTGTATATTGATTGAAGTTGACCTTCTAATACTAAATGTTGACTCTCTTGTGCTACATATTCTTTAGTATTTTTACCATATATTTCGGCAAAGTCTGCTAGTTGACGCTTTGATGTCGCTATTAAAGTACCAAACGTAGACTGTGTTTTTACGGAGGCACCAAAGTTTGCATTAAATCCGGCAGTTATAGTTCTTTGATTAAATAGTAATTCAGAGTAAGCATGTAACTCTGCCTTATCGTCTATACTTATTCCACTTAGAGGGTTATCAATATAAGTTTTAATCTCTGATAATGGCACACCACTTAACATTTTATTTTGAATAACTACTTTTTCAGTAGCCGTCAAATTAGCTGAGTCTTGTCGTGCCCGCATATCTTTTGTATATTGGTTAGTCTCTTCTTGACGTATGTTTGTTTTTAAATCATCTAAAGCTTTATACTTTACAATAGCAACTACGTCTTCAGGAAAGCCTTGCATTTTACCCTCAAGCCAAGGAAGGAAATTTTCTGACGATGTTGCGGGTGTAGCTTCTTTACCCTCTTTACCTGATGTGGCTAGAAACTCATACATAAGCCCGTTTGCTATAGCTGTAATTTCAGTTCTACTAGCACTACCACGAGTATTAGATACTTTTTCTGCATCTTGTAGGTGCTTCTCAAGCCCGTTTTTAAGTGTTTCTACGGCGGCTTTGTTTACTCCTTTTAATGTAAATCCATCTTGTTCAACTAATGTTAACAGTTCTTGCACATCGTCTACATCTCCTATACCAGCGTTTTGTTTTGCATAATCTAAAATAGCCGCCACTTGAATGTCACCCATTTGTTGTGGGTTTAATTTTATCGCTTCAGTGTCAGACTTATAAAAGGCATCAGAAGCTTCAGTAAACATATTTATTAAGTCGCCTTGACCACCATTTTCAGACCATTGCAATAAAGCATCTTGCATAGTTTCTGTCCACGCTTCAATGTTTTGATTACGCATGATTTTCGTTTGTCCGGCAATGACTTGAGCCTCAAACGCATTACTATATTTATCAACAGCTTCACCTTGGATAGTACGGAAGTACATACTTTCAGTAACAGCCGTTGGATACTTCTCTATTAACTTCTGATATTCTTCGTCTTGGATAGCTCCCACATCTATGTCAGGGTCATTTTTAGCTTCTTCCAGTCTACTCATTAAGCCCAAGTTATATTCGTTAGCAAACTTCTTAGCTTGATGTTGGTGGTGATATTTAAAAAACTCTAGAGTCCGACCTGACCTATCACCACTAGTGTTATATCGTTTGATGTCATCGTTAATCTGCGTTTTAATAGACTCTTCAAGGCTATCATAATTTAACGCATCTGCTTGAGCTTCCGTAATACGATCTTCTTCGCCCGCTTCGTGCATCATTTGTAAGCCCTTGGATAAACCACCCAAAGCTTTACCTAACTTTACGAAATCATTATCAATAGGATTAACAGCAGCTTCTTGAAAAGGTGTTTCAAAAGTGTCTGTTATACGGATTGAAGGTTCATTAAGATTTTGAATTTCTTCGTCAACTGAGATACGCTTGTTTGCCATGATTAAAATAAATCTCCCCAAGACTCAATTCCAGCTGATTTGGCGGAAGCTCGTGCTCCGACTCCAGCTGAAGCAATACTTAAAAAATCCATAACTCCAAGTGAAGGTCGGGCGCCAACCGTTGACCACGCTTGATTAATACGGGATTGTCCTCGTGAATATAGTTCTCCCGCCATTGATTGAGCATTTCTCTTGGCGGCTAATTGTTGATTCTTAGCTTGAACGCCTGTTCTCAATTGTGCTTTGAGGTTATCTAGAGATTGTGCGGTAACATTAGATTCACCGGCAGACGCTGTTTCAAGAGCACCTCTACGAGATATTTGAGAAAAAAGCCTTTCAGCATTGTTAGCTATTGTTGCTGACTCTTGAGAATACCTAGCGTGTAAATCTTTTAATGAATTAAAGTAAGCCTTTCTAGCATTAACTGTAGCTCTCTGAGCCGCCCCAAATCTTCCTTTCCAGTTAGCTTTATCAGCTTGATTTTGGCCTATCATCTGCATTGATTGGCCGGCCATTACAGTAGTCGTCACAGGGTCACACATTAATCAGTCTCCGAAATATAACTAACAAACACAAACTCCGACTCGTCTGTCGGATCACTTATGTCGAATCCCATCCAACGAAGCCATTTAAGGTGTAGCTCGTTATCTCGATGGGCCAAATTAAAAATAAAATCATATCCTTCAGTAATCTTATTAAACCAATATTTAGAGTTACGTAAAAAATACATAGGTACTTCTTCAATTCCAGAAGTAGCCAATAACCATATTCTACAAGTTTTTTCTTCGTTGCAAGGAACAATTCCAAACATTGCAGAAGGTTTGCCATTTACATGTAAAGTTAACGGTTGTTTACTTGCGTAAAAGCCGTCAACCATAGCATCTAAAAAAGCGGGATACCCTCTTGTTGCAATAATTTCTTTTTGGTCCGCCGGTCTTAGTTCTTTAGAAATAGATACGGCATCCTCTAAAACAGAAGCTAATACCATCATAGCCTACTAGCCCTCGAAGAATATGTACCTTCAAACGTAACCGAAGAAATGGTACTTGGTAAAGGGGAATCATTAACTATTTTAATGACAACATCATCAGCGCTTGTTCTTACCCCGTAATCAAACGTCCCCGAGCTAATAGGATTTGAACCAACTGTTAAGCCGGAAGATCCAAGCACTCGTCCAGTAAAAGGATAAGAGTATGTAGTTCGTTGGGCGGGAGTTACCTCAACTCTAAAGTAACCTGATTCAGAATAATCTAGTGAGCCACGCCTAAGCAATAGCCTTCCTTCATTAACTAACTGGTCACGTCGGTCCCTAAACTTTGGCTTACTCATTTGGTAAGTCATAGTGTATTGTTCACCAATCCATACAGAAGTCGTATTGTACTGGCCTTGAATAAACAATTCTGTTTGGTCTGCTACCTGACTAACAACCTTAAGTGTCTTACCTCCAGTAACTGAACCCGTAGACCTTGTAACAACTTGCATTGTCACCCCGCTACCAATTTTATACGGAAGAACATACTTTGTTCTATCAGTTGCTGAGTCATATGTTACCGTTGTGTCAGTATCTTTAATACGGCGGTCAACGTGCGTTAAGTAAGTTGCATTAGCGTCTACTTGTTTTGCTTGGAAAGATATCTTCTCAAGATACCAAGCGTCTGAACGCCGATTAATCATGTATAGCGAGTTATTAACAAACCCCATTCCCCTGATGTTTGAATTATCAAAGGTAAACTTACTCCATGACGTTTGAATATCTTTATTCTGACTCATGAAGTATTTATAAACAAATAAACTACTGGTTTCTCCTGACGACAAAGCAACCATTAGGTTTTCTGTAGCAAGAGATTCCATTTGTTTTAAAGCGCTAGGAATATATCTAGGTATATGTAATGATATTTCAGAATCAGCATATTGACCTTGAACCGTAGTTGACGGAGTCAATTGATATACTCCAGTAAAGTTCTCTCGTTCAAAACAGAAGAAAACTTTGTTTGACGTAACGACTGGTCTTGCTGTATTGATTGACTGATAACTAGACAGTAGAGTCGCTTGAACTGTATTGTTAGATAAGACAGGAGTTCCAGTGACTTTAAATTGATCGTTATCTCCAAATACAATTAAGTCATCTTGAAAAGAGACAGCGCTGTGAAAATTAACAGCATTAGAGTGGTTTATGTTTAAGTTCATACAGTCAGTCGCTAACGAGTCTGTTACCGATACCGTAAAGAAATTAAAAAACTCACCTGACTCAGACATCACAATTGTGTCACTCGTGACAAACCCAAGTCTGTTCTTATGAAAGAATATATCTTTTATTTTTTCTCCAATAAATCCGGGGTCTTTATTTGTAGTTGTATCTCCCGCTTCTCGTTCTCCCCATTTAAAACTTGCAACATCAGTGCCATCAGCTTGAGCAAACGTATATGTCCCGTCTCCGTCATTTATTAAAACATGGGGCATAGTTGTAGGATCAAACTTAAACTTAATATTTGGGGCAACAGTTTCTATCCAAGTCCCTTCATCCATAGTTCCGGCGACGGTAGTAGACTTGCCTTGGAATTTAACATAGTAATCATCAAACGTAGACTCAGGAGCTCCGGATACTTTTAAAATATAGTTATGAGGAGCAAATACTGGTAAGCTTGAAAAAGCTTCAATACTATCTTTAATAGTAGTTATATACTCATCTCCTTTAGAGTGGTCAACAGCAACATCGACATCTAATGTCGAGTCAGTTCTATATAGATATATAACCTGTCCTTTTGCTGTAGCTGTGATATCAGAATAGCCATTAATAGTGGAAGCTATTGCTGTTGCATCTGCACCTAAGTCACCACTATCAGCTCGGGTACCGCTAGTTCCGGCAACTGTCCACGTATAGTTTCCTGAACCCGCACTACCTTTTAAGAAGATAAGCGTGTGACCTCCGGAAGTAGAACCAACTAAGTCTGCATTTTCAGCAGACAAATCAGAGGCCATAGCCGGAGTTTTATCAGGATTAACAATATAAGTAACGTCAGCTAATGTTAGGAATTTGTATTCAGTTGTTGAACTGGAGGTTGCTAGATAAGCTTGGCCATCCGGCTTGTCAACTGTTTTAGCCGTACCATTAAGGTCATATACTTCTATCTCTCCGTCCTCAATAAGAATAACATGCTGTTCTGCTGAACCTCTATCGACAAAATGAACGCCATCAATAGTTGTACTAGTGCCCGGAGCCGCATAATCTTTTAACTTTTTAACAGCTTCAGTTGGCGGTCTTTTCTTAAGCCCATCAATCATGGATGAATACCCATTTTCTTGAGCTTCTGCAAACCCTTCTCGTCTTATGTGAGACGGTTGTTGACTAACGCCGTTAAATATTCCTCTTATGGGAAAAGATATTAGTGAGTCTCTTACCATTATTGAACGCGGTCAATTGGTGACCCACGACGGATTACGTTATACATATCTTGGTTATCAAAAATAGAGTGGTCAGCAGTCCATCCTTCGTATTCAAGTAGATTGTTCCATGCCCACCCTTCATCAATTGCAGTAAATTGGTGGTGAGTTCTTGATCCAACTATACGGTCAGATAAAATACGGGACGCTCTAATAGTGATATATTGCT